TGACCCATCTGCATCTGTGTTGTTTGGGCTTGTTGCTTATCTTGTGATTCTTTACCTTTTCTCAATGCTTCTATTAGAGTAGCTCTATTCTCAATACTAGAGTTCTCTATTACACCTTCTAATAATATTGGAACAATAGGACTATTAGGTCCAAGAGTTTTCAATAAATTCAAGAATTGTATCTGTTCTACTTCTTTAGCTAAATTACCTAAAGATGAGTTAGCTACAAACTTGTAATCTGCAACAGGGAACTCTTCTGGTGAGAATTGCATAAATCTATGTGCTACTTTAGTAATAAACGGAACCAAGAAGTTATCTTGGAAGTTTACTAATGTTCTCTTATTTTTCTTCAAGACTGTAGCTAATGCAACTGATAATTCTCCACCAGTGCTCTGCTTAACATCATCTTGAGTATTCATTGTGTTTGTAGCTTGTAACAACATTGTTTGGAATGCCTTAGCTGTTTCTAAGTTACTAGCATCTGTTTGTCCAAACTGAAACGGTTGTAATACTTCTCTAGGGTCTCCATTAGTTAGAATAGTCTTACCTGGTCTAACTTCAAACTTAGCTCCTCTAGGAAGTCTTGTTGCGTCCATACCCATCATTGGTGCAGTAGTTAATGCTAATGAGTCTAAATGAGCTCTTAATTGTGCATCAATAGCTCTTTGCATATTGTAGCCTTTCTCTGCTACTCCTCTACCCCAGAATCTCTTAGGTACAGTATCATCTTGATATGCTACAATAGGTCTATCTTTTAACATATATGGATTAGCTTCAGCTTTCAGTAATACATTATCATTACCAATAACTACAATAGCTTCTACTAAATTACCATATTCCTCTAGTATATCTCCAGTTCCTGTATATACTTCTCCATTTTCAGGACTATCTAATAACTTCTCTGGTACTAAACCATAGTATCTTACAATCTTAACTTTATCTTGGTCATAATCTTCATCTATCCAAGATTCATCTAAATCTGCTTCATCTGGAGCAATACCACCTAAATCTGCTTTAAGATATACACCCTCTTCCATATTCTTAGCTACATGGTGTGCAGATACAAATTCTTCAATAGCACAACCCATAGCATCTTGTACTGTTGTTGCATTAGGGTCTATCAAAAAGTTCTGTGGACTAATTGGATTTAAAGTAACTGTTACTTTATCCTTAGACTTTGTACCAATAGCTACAGAATCTACTTCCTTCATTACCTCTGTTGCTGGTATTAAATCTTTTTCTTTCCTTACAACTACTTCACCAATACCTGTACCATATATAGATGCTAATAGTATAATATCTCCAACAGCTTTTCTCAATCCTGTCTGTTTAAAAGATTGCTTCATATATGATTGCATATAATCAATATCTTTTGCATCTTTGTCCATGAAATCATCATCTATAGAAAATAGTGAATCTCCATTACCAAATACACCTTCTTCTATTTCACTAGCATGATTCTCAATAGCTTCTTGTAGAATTGGACTTACAATACGACTTCTTTCTGATTCTCTAAGTCTATCTTCAGCTCTCCATTCACCTCGCCATAGAGCTTCATATTCTTTCCATGTCTCTAGGTAATTATCATCTCTAGAATCTCTCCAGTCCATAAGATGTCCAGTTAACCAACTTACTAGTTTATTTGGACCTATCTGTGGGTTATTTCCTAAATCCATTCTTTATCCTCTTAATATCCTGACACTAGGTCAAGTGATTGGTATTCTTCTTCTATTTCACTATCAAACACAACTTCTGTCTGAGCTATTTGTTGTATGTATGCTAAACTATCTACTAAGTCATCATGCATCTGTGCATTAGGGAAGTTTACTAATTGGTCTGCAAATTCTTTATTCCAATCACCCTTCTGCAATGTAACTTTACCATTCTCAAAGATACCTTGTAAACTCCAAATTATCCTTTCTGACTTTCTTCTATTACCATGATTCAAATCTTCAATTCTAAAATACATGTTATTCTGTTTCATTAAGTCATTTAAATATGGTGCTGCTGCATTCTTTAATGACCCTTTCTCAATTCCTATCTTAGATGGCATGTAATCTTTTACTGCATTAAATATCTCATTACATGTTTGCTTAATATCCCATCTACCATGTCTTATTTCTGAGACCCACCATCCTTCTTGGTGCACCTTAACGATTGATATAGCTGTCTCATCCAGTTTCCTATTCTTGTTACCTGCTTCTTTATCCACAGACACAAATCCAGCCAAATCGACTGCAATATAGTATTTACCTTCTTCAGGTTCTTCATCAGCGTTCCCATAATGTAACCATTCCTCTTTAAATATGTCTCTAGAAGCTGCTTCAAAACTTGCTAAAAACTCTTGTCTAAATGCAAAGCTACTCATAGACTTCTTAGCTGCTTCAATCTCTGACTCAGGAATTAACGGATTATCATAACTACTAAAGTGATATGCAACCCAATCCTTGTCTTCCTCTTTCTCAGCATACTCCCATAAGTCATAAAAGTGGTTACGACCTTTAGGTGTTCCTATAAATAGTGCTCTACCCTGTACATCTGCTAATGCCGGTCTTAGAATCTGTTCCCAGACATTAGGTTTAATATCTGCATATTCATCAATAACCAAAAATGATAATCCTACTCCACGCAGGGTATCAGGTCGGTCAGCACCCTTTAAATATATCTTACGACCATTTACTAGTGTTAATACACTTGTATTCTCATGTGCAGCTGATATTACGTCCTTACCCAGCTCTTTCAACACTCCCCACATGATATCTTTTGCTTGTTGGAAGGTCGGAGCTACATAAAATACATCTTTACTAGTACTTTGTAGTGCTTCTATTAGTAATAACCAGGCAGCTAACCTAGATTTACCAAACCTACGACCAGCAGCAACAATTCTAAATCTGCGTGGGTCGTCAAATACTTCTCGTTGACTTGTTGTTGATGCTAATTTTCTTCTTAATACATCAGCAGCAAACTTCTCACCTTTTTCTTCTAATCCTTTTATAGCTCTACCATATAAAGTAGTCATAAATGCATTCTGTTGTCTTGGAGTAAGATTTTTATTCAAAACTTCATAATTACTCATCTGATGCCTAACTTTATTCCAAATATCTACTACTTGTTTCTCATCTGTTATACCATGAAACATTTTAGGTAAATCTACGTTATCACTAAATTTAAATGCATCTTGAGCCTGTCTTAGTGGTCCTTGTTTTTTCTTTACTACTTCTTTACCTAAATCTTTTATCTTAGGTAGTATAAATTCTCCACCTTTTCTTACTATCTTACCAATTCCACCACCCATGAATTCAAAAGCAGTATCTACCATGTCTTCACCACCAGCTAATACTTCATTCTGCTCTTCTTCAGTTAAGTCTTTCCAACTCCTACCTTCTTCTAATGCTTCTTTATATGGGTCTGTAGTCTCTGGATAAGATTCTAAAAACTCTGTTCCTTTCTCTTCTAACCAATTACTACCAGTTTCCCATGCTCCACCTACAGCACTTATCACTGAATCTAATAAAGATGGTGTTTCATGTCCTACTTTAGAATTATATCCTGAAAGAGCCATTATTTCTCCATTATGTTAATATAATAGTCTGCTAACTCTTTCTTATTCTCCATTCTGATAAATCCTTTTACTATATTCTGTAAATCATCTTCTGTATACTTAAACTTCTTACCAGCAGTCTTTTGAACTACTTGTAAATACTTCTTAACATCATTTTCCGAAGCTGGTGCATATTCTGCTATCATAGCCTTTAAATCACCATTATGTCTCTTCAACTTAGTACTTAAATCCTTTGTCAAAGCTCTAATACCCGCTTCTGGTGTATCAAAAGTAGTAAATCTACCATCACTATAAGTCTCTTTACCTTCTCCATTCCATTTAATAGATGATTTCTCTATATTACCAGGATTGTTGAACTTAGAATCTACTACTATAGTCTTATCTGATGTTAAATCTTTTACATATTCAATACCATCTTCTACCATTGTCTTAAAATTAGGGTCTAGCTTACTCTTATTCTCACTCCACCATTCCTTTCCATACTTTTTAATTCCTTCTATAATAGAATTACCTAATTTAGGCAGTGCTTCTTTACTCTCAGCATAAAATTCATTAAACTTTGTTAGATTAGAATCTGGTGCATATATATTTCCATCAGGTCTATCTCCACTAAACCAAGACTTATCCTCTCCTTCTGGTCTATATCTCTGTCTCCAAGCTCTCTGTCTTTCTTCTATCTGTCTTTTTTCATGTTCTAGTACTTTTCTCTTTTTACTATCTTCAAGTTGTTGCTGTGGTGTTTTTCTTTCTAGTCCCCAACTATCTATCTTAAATAGCTCTGCATCTATTGCTTCTAATGCTGATTTATATTCATAGTCCTGTCTTTTCTCTGCATTATCAGGAAACATCTTCTTTGCAGTATTATTTATAGGTCCTAATATATTCTTATCTAACCATCTCTCTACAGTACTAGTAGCTTCAGGTTTCTTAGGATGGTCATGTGGGTCTAATGGACCATATGGTGCATTTATATCAAAATTATCTGTATTTAGTGGTTGATTGTTTATATCCACTGGTCCTTCATATGTATCTCCTGTTATCTCTGCTTCTTCCTGATAACCTTTAGCAGTAGCCTCATTATGATTCATGTTCCAGGGACTCTGCATATACTCATCTAACTGGTTCGGTCCTACCATAGAAGGTCGGGACGTAGTAATAACATCACTTAAATCACTAAGTTGGTCTTTTGTTACTACTGTTGTAGGTGTAAAGTCATTATAACCCCTACTCATTAAGTTCTGTGCTTTCTTAAATGCCTCATTAGCCCAGTTATTCTTTGCCATCTATAACATCTCCATTGTCTATAGTAGTTACTTCATTTATGTTAACTGGTGAGTCAACACCACTTATCTGTATCTCTATCTTATTACCTGACTTAACTCTTTGCATGTAGTCCTGTGGTATTACTCTATCCATAACCATCTTTAAACAGATTGTTTGGTCTTTGTCGTCGTCATCAAGAGCTTTGCTAAGTACCTTTTTAACAACCTTATCACCAGCCGTAGATAACATAGTTGCAAGAATTTCTTGACTTCTCTTTTTCTTTGTTTCTGGTAAGATAGCATTACTTTTTACCTTTTTCTTATATAAAGTCTTCTTTCTTTTCCTGAAAGGTAATCCTAATGCCTTTCTTTCTTTATTTATCTGTTCTAGACTCTTTCTACCCACAATTGTCTCCTGAGAGGTTATGTTATAATTATTAATTAGTAATTAGGGAAGTTCTTCGTAACCCTAGAGGAGAAGAACTTTCCTTCTCTATATACTCAGAACTTCATCTGAGGCACATAAA